CAGTAGTTAGAATTAATACTGGGATAAAATCAAAAGCTCAAGCTAAAGCTGGTCAATCTCTTGTAGATAAGGCTAAGTTAACTAAGGACATGACTGAGGATGATCAAGGTAACTATTTGTTCTACCACTACTCTCCTAACAAAATATCTTCTATTGATCCTAAGTTCTTTGGTAAGAATACCGGCAGAACAGGAAAGGATGAGAGACCTGGCTTAAATATTAGTATGTACTACACTCGACCTGACGTATTAGACGTGTCGGGTAGATATGGTTATGTTGTAAGAATACCTAAAGACAATGTGTATCCTTTTAATGAGGACCCATTGAACTTATACGATGCGGCAAAAGCTACATTTGAAAAGATGTATCCAGGGCAAACATTTGATCCTAATAAGCAGGCTGCATTCATTGCTCAAGAAGCTGCTAAGTTGGGATACCCAATGATTGTTGTTAAATGGGGCAAAGACTTGAGAGCTGAGACAACTGAGAAAATGAAAGGGGAGTTTTATCAGAGACCTGATAAAGATTATCCTTCAGCTGTTGAGTTTAACCCAGCTCTTGAAATGTTTGAAGCTAACGAGGTGTTGGCTAAGAAAAGTGGTCCGAAATCAAAATCACAAGCCGGCAAAGATCAATCTCAACTTTCAAAAGAAGAAATAAGTATTGCCGAACAAGTAGCAGGTAACGCTAAATCCATTATGGATACCACGGGAGTTTCTCAAGCGGATGCAGTTAACAAAGCTGCGCTTGAAATTACCAATGGAGACCAAGCGTCTGCTGATAAGTACTTAGCTCAACCAGGAGTTAAAGAGGCTGTCAACAATAAAATAAAGCAGATTAAATCAAAAACCGAAAGAGAGTTAGAGGCTGAGTCTACGGAGATTACAATGAGCGAGCGTAAACTCCTTACCGATAGAGTTAAAGCAGAAGTAAAGGCTGCTCTAGAGGGTCGTAAGGAAGGTAAGAAAGAAGGAGTAGACCAAGCTAAAGAACAAGCTCAGAAAACTATCGATGCTTTAAATAAGAAGCTAGAAGATGGCAAGATAACCAAACAAGAACTACAAGACCGAATCAAGGAACTTGGTTACAATATTCGATTTGAGGCTGGGGTTGCAAGACTTGCAGGGGAGAAGACCGGAAAGTCTATGGGTAAAAAGGTTGGAGAGTTTGTCGGATACTTCAAAGGACTCAAGGCAGGAAGAACTGAGCAGAGAGGTTTGGGGGCTTTAGTATCTGAATATATCAAAGATGTAATAGACAACGAGCTTGGCAAGAAGGGAACAGTCTCTCCGGCTACATTAAAGTCTATTGCCCGTAGAGCAGCAACCATCTCCAACCAAAAGCAGTTAGATGCCTTTGTATCTTACTTAGATAAGGTGATTGCAAACAGAAGACTCGCTGAAGGGTTAAACGAAATCAAGAAACTTCAGAAGCAGTTATTAAACAAGGTTGGATATCAGTACACATCTAACATGAAGATGTTTGCCAAATTTGATATGTTCACAGCAGACGGAGATCTAGCATTTGACATGGATACCATGACCGAATACTTAGACGCTCTTCGTGATTTAACTAGCGATAGAGTACCAAAGATTGGTAAGATGATGGAATTGTTTGACGGGATGTATGATGCAAATCAACAGAACCAACCAAACGATATTGACATTGCAGACACTATTGAAAAGTGGCAAAAATCTGTTGACAAGTTGTTTGACAAAGATAAAACTATAAATGACTTTGAAGAGTATAAGAGTTTTAAGAGAGAGGTAGGTAAGTACATGAGAGCGTTAAACACTCTGTTAGAAACGGGTGCAATAAGTGAGGCTCAGTACGAGATTTCTAAAAATAAAGTTATTGAAGACTCTGCTAATACAGACACCTACGCTTCTGAGTTCCAAGATCAGATAGATGATTTAAAAAACATATTAATCCAAGGCATCACAGACAAGAGTGGTTACGGATTTATGGACTCAATCAAAGACTGGTTGAGTAATTCTCCTAACTCATTTACGGAAAATCAAAAGAAGTTGATTGACCAGTTAATGAGAGCGACTCCTGATAACTTGATGACATTAAGCCTTGAGGACCTCGACTTGTTAAATCAAGTTACTGCTCAGATTGCTGAGGCAGGATTTGTTGACGAGAAGAATTTAAGAACCTTATTGGATCGTGCAGAAATCAGGGGCAACGAGGTTGGTAAGAGTTTAGTTGAGCAGTCTCAAAAAGTTCGTAACAAATACTCAAACCCAAAGAATGGATACATCAAGATGATGAGAGACACTCTAGGGAAGAGTGTTGTATTCTGGGAGTCTCGACTAGGTATGAAAGAGAACGGTGCATTCAGAAAGAATTTGGTAGACCCAATCGTAAGAGCGATTAACGGATGGGAGAAAGACTCTCAAAGAATCTTAAAGAAATACCAAAAGAAAGTGGAGAGTTTGAGAAGCCAAAAAATTTTAAAGAATGTTCCCGGTATTGGCAAACTTATCAACAGAACAAAGATTGAAAAGTTCAAGTTAACTACCGATGGATCTTTGATTCCTAATGGAACAATGAAGGTTTCAAAAGATGCTTACGACAGAGTGATGATTGGTGTTGTTGGACACATTCTTGACAACGCATGGAACGCTAAACAGAAGAAGAAAACTGTTAACGACTGGTTGGGCAAGCAGATGCTTAGTGCAGAGGAAAGAAATAAAATGCAGAACGAGGATGTCAACGAGTTGGATATCGTAAATAATATTTACAACGACTTGAAGAAAATGTTCCCTGATGGAAATGGAGGGTTGGACCACATGGCAGTCCTCGAAGCGTTTGAAACAGATCCCACATCTATTCTTACATCTAATCAACTAGAGTATTACAACGCTGCGAGAAGTGCCTTACAAGAGGCAGGGGAGTACATTAATAGCGCAAGTGGTATCAGAAACCAACAGCATGAATTAAACCCTTACTATATGCCGAGACAAGCTATAGGAACAGGAAAGGCAGCATTGACATCTACGGACATTAGTTATAATAAAAATGTCGGTGCGGCAATACGTTCAGGAGCTTCTTATCAGCGTGTTCTTCAAGTTCCAGCAGAGGCTATTCGTTACAACGTGGATAGACTTGTGATGACAAATGTTAACGAAGGCTTGAGAGACTACTACTTGACTGACGCTAAAAGATATGTGAAGGAAGTTTTCTCTAACGCACAAGAAAATGCTAGTTCAGATGAGGTTGTGATGTTGAACAACTTAAAACAATTGAGTGACACCATTGCTCCATTTGCTCTTCAAAAGGCTGAAAGTACGTTTGGCTTATCGAAGTTAATGGGTAAGTTCTTTGTTGATGCCTTAATAGGAATTGTAAGAACACCTGTTGAATTTACAACTAACCTTATCTCTTACGCTGTAGGTAACAGAAGTTCCAAGTCTTTAACATTACCATTCAGTTCAAAGGAAAAACAACAGACTGAAAACTTATTATCAGAGTTCGATTCCTCGGTTCAATTTACCGGCATGGAGAAGAAAGTTAAACTTAGCGGAAAGAAAGGTGTTGATAGCTACTTAGACAGAGAAAGTAATTTTGGTTTGATTAACAAGTTCCTCAATAACATAACTGGGTTTATGAGAAAAGGGGAATGGATGTCTCAGTTCGAAAGAGATTTTCAAAATAATACAGGTGAAAAGTTTAACTACGAAAAACATTTCGTAAAAGAGAAAGCAAAGTATTACGATGACATGAACATAGCTGCTTCAAATGCTGACTTCAGAATGAGAAGAATCATGAAGGGCGGTAACAAAGCGGAGCAAAGACAATTCATTGAATGGTTACCTCTAGTTAAACAGGCAAGAATCTCAGCAGATTCATATGCGGCTCCTTTTGTAGGTATGTTCTCTGGCTTTATTAACCATGATGCTGATAACCTTATAGGAGGTTTACGCAAAGCGGTTACAAGAGGTGAGATAAAAGATGGTTTAACCCAATCTCTAGGTGCTTATAGCAGACTAGCTCTTTATCCTGTATTGATGGTTATTGGAAAGGCTGTTGCTGCCCTAAACTTGGGTGACGATGATGAAAAGGAAGAGGCTAAAGAAACTTTAGACTCTCTTAAAACTGCTCAGGGTTGGATAGACCTTGCTATATTCTCAGCAAAACAAGTAGGTGCAACTTTAGTTGGTGGTAAGTATGCGGCAGGTGGTAAGGTTGTCGGTACTCTTTTATTAGATGCTGCTTACACTATGAGTGAGGATAGAAGACAAAGAAGACTTATTGAGAACACAATGAGAGAGTTGTACTTTGTAGATCCTATTGACTTTTATGATTTACCTTCAGAAAAGGATGATATTGCCTTGCAAATATCCGCTAACCTCGAGCCTATCATAGGAATGACAGTTGATGCAGTTGCGGACTTTGTTAAAGATGTTCGGAATAAAGGTCGAGAGCAAGTTACTCTTTATGATATTTATGAATGGACTCAACAAACTGATGAGGGTAAGCAATGGATGTACATGGCAAACTCGATAGCTACGTTAGGGCAAACATTAACAGTTATGTTTACTCCAGGTGCTATTCCATTTATTGATGACTATGTACGTTGGGCAGAGGATAAATTATCTGTAGAGAAAATTGACCCTAGAACGGAATATACCCTCCCTAGTGGAAAAGTAATAGATATGCAAAGTTTAATATTAAACAATGACAATCAGTTGGATACTGATATTCAAGGCATATCTAGCAGAGAGAAAGACAGATATAAAGAAATAGCAACTGAGAAATTCAAAAACTCTATTGATAAAGTAAAGGGGATTGCGGAAGATGAAGTTCGATATGAAAAATTGAAATACTTATCTGAGAAGGCTAAATATGAAACAGCAAAAGAATTAGGTTACAACTATCAAAGATGGGATAGTTTCGAAGAAAACTTTGTTGCTGATGAGCCTGTTTGGGATGTTGAAAAAATAACAAGCTATAGTCTATACGAAGACATAATGAAAGGCAAGCAGATGAACTATGTCCAAAACATCAAGGACAAGAGAATAGCTGAAGACTTTTTGTTTAAGTCATTAGACGAAAACCCTGAGTTCAAACAAAAGTATAAAGATGGCACAGACGGGGGTAAGAAGGGTGTGAGAGATTACTACAAGGCACTGTATATTTTTGACAAATACAAACTTCCTGCTATGACCAAGCCTAAAAAGAGTGATTTCTTTATTGAAGAAAGGGGTCAAATAAAAGCTCACCCAAATAGGTCGAAATACGAAGAAAAGGATTAAATTTGTATCATTCTTACTATCATAAAAAATGAAAAAACCAGAGAAATTATCTCAACCAGTTATAAACTTACTCCTGCCTCGTTTGCAGGATGAGTTTAATGCGGCATATTTTTATCGCTCTGCATCTAACTGGTGCAAGAATGTAGGCTTCTTTAAGGCAGGTGCTTTCTTCGACAAAGAGTCGGAGGATGAGTTCGGTCACGCTAAGAAGATTGAGAACTACTTAGTCGATTGGAATATCACTCCTGCTCTTCCAACCATTCCTAAACCTACACTTGAATTTTCTAGCATAGGCGAAGTCATCAGCATGGCATATGACATGGAGTATAAATTGTACGAGGAGTACGAAGACACGAGTATGAAGATTTTTAAGACGGGAGACCTTTGTGTGTTTGACTTCCTACAGCAATATCGCACAGGTCAGAAGGAAGCGGTTGCTGAGTATAGCGACAAGTTGAATGTGCTTGAGGGGACAGACACGAAGAGTAAATTTGAAATGTTAATGTTAGAAGAAAACTTATTCGGATGAACAAGCCTACAGCATTAGAATTAAAACAAGTTGCATTAAAGAAGGGTTACCAATGGTTGCCCTTTCAACTTATAAACATTCGTTCTGCCGCAGATAAACCAAATGAATTTGATGACTTGTTGGGTGTGTTGGAAAATGGAAATATCACATGGCACACTGGGACAACTAATCCTGGTGTTCATTGGTTGAAAAACTTTCTTAACCCAAAAGGTACTGCTGTTCTAGCAGAGGGTCAACACCTAAACGCTTGGGTGATTGGAAAACACAAAGGTAAATACGAGGCTTTGGTTCAGTATGCTCCTCTTCCTGTTTACAGAGACAACAACAAGAATGACAAGAGTGAACAGATAGGCAAACCTATCTATGGTCAATACGGAATTAATATCCATCGTGCAAACGCTAATGCAGTTAGTAAAATAATTGACAAGTGGAGTGCAGGATGTCAAGTAAGAAATAACCCAAAAGAGTACGAAGAGTTCATGACCCTTTGTAAAAATAGTGGAGTTAAATATTTTTCATGCATATTGTTTAACGAAAAAGATTTTTTATAATGAGCAACCACCAACACCAAATAGCGGAAGGAGTAGCAGGCACAATTAGTAGCATATTATTAGCAGTCCCAGCTTGGTTGTTGGACGTTGAGTTTGCTCTTAAAATGTTTTGTCTTATTCTGTCGGGTATAGCGTCTATCTATACCATTATTAAAATGGCTAAGAAGAAGTGAAATGGTTAAAGTCACTACTAAGTTCTGAAGGAGATGCAAGTACAAAAAGGGTTAGTGCAATACTCTCTTTACTCGTTTGCGTCTCGTTGGCATACATTGCTACATTCACTTCCTATAGATGTCCTGACTATATGTTTGAGGGACTTCTCGTCATAGCAGGAGGAGGTTTGGGACTTACAGTTATTGAGAGTATCTTTACACGATATAAGAAGAAGGATGACACACCATCCGAACAATAACAAAACAAAAAAAACAAATGAAATGTTCTCTACCATTCTCTCTCTCCAAGGAGGAGAAAAGTCTCATTGAATTATATACAGCCATTAGCGACTCTGTAAATACAGGAGAGACTAGATGGCAAATCTTCAAGGAAGAGTCTATTGCTCCAAAGAGTGTTAAGGTCACGGGATACATGACCATTGCCGACAAGAAGAGCGACACCTTCTCTGTAGTGTGTGAGGACGAGAAGCCAAGGGAGGCTCTCATTGCCATAGCCAATATGAAGTTACTCGTTATGACCTGCACGTCTTTAGGTATACCTATAGACTTTGAGTTTGAGAAGCCGAAGAAGGAGACTGAGTTCAAGCCTGTCAAGAGTTGGAAGGTGGTAGCAGAAGAGCATGGGATAGATCCGGTGGAGGTCATCAAGTGTCAAGACTTGCGTTCCCTCACTCGCTATTGTAAGCCATCCAAGTTTCCTATAGCACAAGCTCTAGAGGCAACCTCTCAGAAGTTTAACTCAGAGAGGGTAACCGTTAAACAATTCTTTGAGTTCATCTGGGGTGAGGAGAACTACAACAGAGTACGCACCCTCTCCTCCAAAAAGAAGAAGGCTAGAACCATAAGCGTCCCTCAAGTTGATGAGGTAGAAGAAGAGGTTGAAGTAAACGTAGAGAACCGAGGTCACCAAGACACAAAGTATGTGATGGGAAAATTAATCTCGGCAGGAATTAACAGCATAAATTTTGAAGAAAAGGCAATAATAATGTCTGAAAGGTATGGTAATTTTCAGTATTTTTGTATGAACGCATCCGATGATGAGATTGCGTCTGTACTAATGCTTGAGCAATGAATGTAAATGTAACTAAAATACAGCGTCTACCTAACGGAATAATTGAATTTTATAACGGGGCAGATGTTGTAGACTCTTTTAGTATCACAAGTTCTGTATCTGTTGGATTTGAAAGCAATGTAGCTAAGACAATTATATTTTCAAGCAGCGTAAAGACCCTCTCGTTTAATGTATTTAATATAATTTCTCTCTACGGATCAACAAGTAATAAGATTTTCTCAGCAGGAATAGACCCCTCTGACACAAGTTCGGCATATGTAAATAGACTTTACGACATATATGGATTTTTAATCTCAGACGTTATTCAAGGCTGTTGCCCTGGGCCTACGTTTGTTGGAGGTGTTGTTGCTGTATATCCTAACTTTGCATCTTTTCCAGCAACAGGACAGCAGTCTGTAATATATATCGATGAGTCTACAAATCAAGCCTATTTTTGGGATGGTTCATCGTATCAACTATTAACATCTACAGGGGTTGAGCAATATGCAACATTTGCATTATTCCCGGTAACAGGATCTGCTAATGTCATCTATATTGACATGAGTGTTCCTGAGCCGTATGTTTGGGATGGTGCAGCCTATGTATCTTTGAGTGGAGGTGGAGGAACTGCCGTATGGGGTGGTATTACAGGGACACTATCTGCACAGACAGATTTGCAAGCCGCCCTAAACGCAAAGTTTGATGATCCAACAGGGACAACTGCTGAATATATTAGAGGTGATGGTAGCTTAGCTACATTTCCTGCAATTACTTCGGGAACGGTTACAAGTGTGGGGTTAACAATGCCTTCAGCATTTAGTGTAGCGAGTAGCCCTGTTACCACTTCGGGAACTTTAGCAGTTACAGGCGCAGGTACAGTGTCGCAATACGTGAGAGGTGATGGCAGTCTTGCAAACTTCCCTGCTTCATCAGGCGGTGGCGCTTCATTATCTTTTTATCTCAACGGATCAGTAGCGCAGGGTACATTTGGCGGTGTGGCAATGAAGCAAATGGACAGGACACCTATCTTGGGTGCAGGAACAGATTTCACGATTGCAACGAATGGATATATTCAAAGTTTTATCACAGACGCTAACGTTCCGAACCTGTTAGAAATACCAGCAGGTAACTGGAACTTTGAAACATACTTCAGCGCATCCAGTAGCGGTGGCACTCCTTCATTTTATATTGAGTTATACAAATGGGATGGAGCAACATTGTCTTTGATTGCATCCAACTCGGCTACTCCTGAAGGCATCACCAATGGAACGGTAACTGACCTTTATGTTAGCGCATTAGCTATTCCACAAACAACATTAGCTTTAACCGATAGATTAGCGGTTAGAATATGGGTTAATAATTCGGGAAGGACGATTAAACTGCATACTGAAAATAGTCATCTTTGTCAAGTAATAACTACCTTCTCAACAGGTGTTACTGCATTGAATGGCTTAACGGCACAGGTGCAGAACTTCGCAACGGGAACAACAGGAACAGACTTCGCTATCTCCTCAACAGGAACTACTCATACATTTGATTTACCAACGGCAAGCGCAGCTAATAGAGGTGCGTTAAGTAGTGCGGATTGGACTACCTTCAACGGCAAGCAAGATGCGTTAGGATTCACAGCAGAGAACACAGCCAATAAACAGAACTCATTAGCAGTAGACGGCACAGGAGTAAAATTCCCAACGGTAGACGCTGTGAATAGTCTATCTATGATAGATAGAGGAAAGAGAATAGTATCTTTCTTTACCGACTTTATTACTTTAATTGGTTTAGATGGTGGGCAATCCAGTGTTGCATCGGGTGGATCATCGACAATAGCAAATGGTGGGGCAATACCTAATAGAACAAATCAACAAGGTGTTATAGCGTTTCAAACGGGGACATCATCAGCATTTGGTTATGTTACATATTACGGCAGCTCAGGAAGTCAACAGCTTTGGTTTGGTGGCGGAGCATGGAATTTCGAAACACTAATTAACATCAGTGCTTTAAGTACCTTGCTTGAAAGATACAGATTGATTTTTGGCTTTGGTAGCGTCATCAGCAATGCGCAAGAAACAGATGGGGTATTTATTACATACGATGAGGGCGGTACTGCAAATGGAACGGCAGCAAGTGCTAATTGGCAATGTGTAACGGTTGCTAACTCAGTTCGCACGCTAACAACAACAACAACAGCAGTAACGGCAGCGGCTTGGAATAATTTAAGAATAGAAGTTAATGCAGCAGGCACATCGGTTACATTTTACGTTAATGGAACAGCAATAGCAACGCACACAACTAACATTCCACTTCCTTCAAGTAGCAGATATTTCCATATGAAAATGCAAATAGCTAAACAAATAGGATTAACATCGAGAGCAGTTTACTGCGACTATGTTGGATATGAAAACATCTTAACAACACCTCGCACATGATAATAACAAAATATAGAATGATAACTGAGCAAGGTTACATTGAAACGCTCGACAAAAAAGAAGCCGTGAAGTACGGCAACTACGAAGTGATAACAGAAGAAGTTCCAGACGAAGAGAATTAAATTTATTAACATTTGTAATTACAAAAGATTATTTTGTATATTTGCAATGTTCAATTGTTTCTCATAGATTTATTGATTATTGATTAGGTTACAGATAAGGAGGAGAAATCCTCCTTATGTGTTTCTAACAAAATGAAACGCCAATGAAGTGTCAAGCCGAGGAATGTTTTTGTACGGATTTTAATCGTGCATTCTGTAAGAACTACAGGGAGGATGCAAAACCTAAGTCCAAAGGTCTCAAGAGAACTGATTTCAAAAAGAAGTACAAGCCTACTGGCGAAATGGATCTCTTCAAACATCTATGGGAGAGTCGTAAGCATCGTTGTTATGTAACCGGAAGAGAGTTAGAATTCTCTCCATCAATATGTTTCCACATCCTAGGCAAGGGGGCTTTTCCAGCCTATCGTCTCAACCCTTCCAACATCATCTTTGTCAATGCGGAGTATCACACAGATTGGCATACTATGTCAAGAGAGAAACTATTGCAGAAGGATAAGAGATGGGAATACGTCTTTAAGTTATACGAGATGCTCAAGATTGCGTATTACAGCGAAGGTTTATAGTGTGGTTCTTGCATAACCTTATCTGATTAGAGTCGAAGTGTTTTATCTCTCCAGTCTCCTCCAAGGCTACCACCCACACCGTATTATTCTGCATTCCGTAGTCCATGAGGAATAAGGCAATCCCCTCACCTAACTCCGTCTCTACCCAAAGCACTTGTTGTATTTCATGTATAATCATCGTAACAAATTTAGTGTTATATTTGTTACATGAGAAATTCATTAGCAGGTACTAAAAAAGGCAAATCAGAGAGTGCCAAATACTTTCAATCGAATCCAAAGGCTAAGGCTAAAAAGGATGAGTACAACAAAGAATATCATTCTACTCCCGAGAGACGTAAGTATCGTTCAGAACTGAACAAGGAGAACCGCAAGGCTAAAACTTACGGGAACAAGGATGGTAAAGACATGAGCCATACTAAATCTGGCAAAACTGTTTCTGAAGGTCAGTCAAAAAATAGGGCTAGAAATGGGAAAGGCGGCACTCCACGTTTGAAGTAACCGCCTTCGCTCAACAGTGAAAAAAAAATCATTCTAGAGGGATGATAGTAACCTCCCAAAACTCCTTACCTCGTGGGACAATTAGTTTATAGAGATGAATCTCGTAAACATCCTTGTCATTAAACTCATACTTCTTCTGCATGATGTCCAACACTAACTTAGTGGGATTATCTACGTCCGATGCTTTGTTAGAAAAGCCATACCGTATATGAAGTGCGACCTTGCCTTGGGGAAACCGTAGCCGGGGCATCATCAACAGGCATGACTTTTCATAATTGTTATAATCGCTTGTCTTAAACCTTCTGCCTTGGAAGGCTTTGTTTATAGACAGTGGTTTTATGTTAACCTTTATTGTATTCATCCGTGTTCAAGAAAACATTTATAACCCTCTCTCTCATTTCCTGATCTTCTATAAATGATAACGCTTGAAACAAATGAGGTGTGGTTGTGTTCTCGTGTGTAAATTTAATGAATGTTGGGTTAATTGCCTCAATATGACCTTCATAATTTTCAATAAACGCAACGCTCTCTCCTGAGACAATTCCCCAAGCATGAAAGTATCCTACCTTTGAGTTGTTGAATGTTATAACTTGGTACTCTCCGTTCCACATATAACAGGCACCATCGTCAATTTGGATATCGTTCCAGTACCTAACCTTCCGTCTCATTACCCATTATAAGTAGCACGTCAGACTCCATGATGTATCCAACCTTTATACCTTTTTCTTCTAGGTATACAGGAGTCTTTTCGTTGAATCGAATGATGTCTCCAAGTTTTACCTCTTCAATCTCTGGCCCAACCTCAATAACTTTACCCTCGATAACTTGTGTTCCGATGTGGGACAAGTCTAGGAGGGTTGACTTAACGAGGTCTTGTGTGATTGGTAGAAATTTAATTCTGTCTGCTAGTGTTTTCATGTGTGTTAGTTTAAAAGTTTAACTGTAAGTAGAACGCCTCCAACGAAGGAGACTGGTATGCCCACGATTGTAAGAGTCTTCCATGTGGTTTTCTTTGCGTTAAGTGTCCAATAGGAACTCTCCAACTCATCGTATTCCTTAACCCTCAATTCGTACTGCATCTGTAAGGACTCATACTGATTTGACTTAGCCTCGAAAGAAACCTTATAGTCATTGGCAATAACATCCAAGATAGAAATCTGCTTCTCAAGGTTAGCAATCTTACTCAAATGAGTATCGTACATGGAGTGGTAGAACCTCTCGGCTGCGGCTAACTTGTTAATGATTTTAATCTCAGTATCCTTCAGGCAAGTCAAAGTATCCTTGTTTATCAAGATCCTTGAACTCTGTGATGTTAGTTGAGAGAAGAGTTGATTGCTGACTAGGAGTAGCAAGATCAATATACCTTTTTTCATCTTTGTATTTGGTTTTAGTTTCCTTTGACTTGTTATCTATAACTACTACATCTCCCTTTAGATTCGCTAGGGTGCGTTGCAATTGCGTAATCTGAACTTGTTTCGCATCTATAACCTTCTGCTGCTCCTCTATTTGTTTGCCAAGCATTGTATTAACGTCATTATTTTCTTCCATGACTTTTACACTAAGTATATGGACAATAGCAATAAAGGTTAGTATGCCTATGGCAAATGCTAAAAATTTGTGGTGATCTTTCATGACGGTTGTGTGTAGATAAATATAGCAATTAATAGGGCAAGTAAGGTGTAAATATCACTCTTCTTTTGTTGATTCAGAGTCAATTCTTTTCTGAATTTTCTCTCTCTCCTCCAAAGTTTTTTCATCCTTGTATTTTTTAATTAGTTGAACGATATCGTAATAAGCAAACCAGGGTAGTGTAGCAATCTCTTCGATGAGATGTTCAGCGTCATCCATTGCTCGAAGGTAGTAGTCACCACCCTCTATGTCGAAGAGGGAGGTGGCTAATACTTTATATCTCTGCTCGGCAGCCTTAACGAACTGGTTACCCTTCATCTTTACTTCCTTCTCCCAAAAGGGAGGGCCTATTTGGTCAGAGATGTTTACAAAAGCATTTGCGTGTAGCATGGATGCTATTATCTGATGTCTTTTATGCTCGTCTAGAATCATCGGTTGCCTAACTTTTCGATTAAAAATTGTTTGTACTTAACTGCCATTGCAATAGCGTTGTCCAAAATTTCTTTTGAATCCGATTGTAAATGTACAGGAATTATTGCTAACTTGTTCTTCCCATCCATTCGTGGATCGTAAGATATGAACATCCCCTCTTCCTTTCCTGCAACAATCATGTTCATTTGCAACTGCCACCAGTAAGGTTTTCTCTGCTTGAATAGGTCATCCTCGTCTGCAATGAGAAGGTTCTGCACATGATTCTCGAAGTTGTAAGGACACTTAATCTCAATCACACCGAAGCGTGAGCATATACCATCTGGAGAACCTCCTGCGTGGTCTCCGTAGGGGATAAACCCTACAGAGTCGACACGAGACTCCATCATCTCGGCATATAGATTACAAGCCTCAGCCTCATGTTCTACACCCCAGTCCGTAGCCGCAGAGTTAGTGGTCTGCTCAACACCTGCTAGTTCCTCGGCAACCTTGCCCATGATGTAAGTCTTGGTAGTCTCGGACAACTCTCCGTTGTCTCTCGCTGCCTTCGTCTGAGGTTGAGTCATTAGTTTGTATATCTCCGATGCGGTGAACTTACCCACACGAGCGTTGAACCAAGCCTGTGAGCGTTGGTCAGACGCTTGTGCTTGTTCCTTTAGGATTTCGTTTAATAGATTACTCATTGTCCCCTCCTTTAACTTTCTTACGAGCCTTCTCAATAATATCTTTCTTCTGCTCAGGATCAATCATTACTGACTCGTCAGACAAAGCGGTCTCAAGTTCTACCACGTTGGTAGTCTTCTCAAGTAAGCGGTCAACCTGCTCCTCGCTCATCTTAACATACTCAACTGTCTTATACTCTTCATTGTCAATACTGATAGCCGTGTTAACTTTCTCAATCTTATCCAAGGCAAAAGATGATTTAGGGATAGACTTCCAACCTCTCTTAACAACGGTCTTGCGAGCCATCTCTGCATAGTCAGTAGACCAAGGTCCAACATCTCTACGACCAGTCTCTGAACGATTCTTAATGGCATCAATCTGAGGCTTCCACATGATCTCGAATAGCTTCTCGTCATTGTGCAGTACAAAGATTGCGTATACAGCTATTACATCGCTGTCTTTGAACGTCTCCCCTTTAGGCTTGTGAATAATCTCAGGGTTTGTACCTTGAACGAAGTCGAACTCGTCTCCTCGGTAAACTACAGCAGAAGATACAGCCTTGATAATCCCTGTGTCAGAGATAAGTTTAATCATACCTTGGTAGCCAGGCATAAGTTTAGCGTTACCCTTGAAAGGAACGAGGTAAGCCAAGTTCATCACAGGGTTCAGAGACAACTTGGTCAATGCACAATTGTACACAGCCATTGCAACTGATTGTGGGTTAGAATTTGCCAACACTTGGTTGTTGTTAGCAGCTTGGATGGCGAAAGACATCTCTCTCATGAGGACTTCTTCTCCTCCCATCAGTTTAATCATTTCCTCTCTTCGAGGCTCAATGAACGGCATAACCGTCTTTGGTGAAATTGTTATGTTTGACATAATTTATAGGTTTTCTTTATTAATGTTTTGCGAATGTAATGTATTATTCGAAACCATCCAAAACTTTTTTTGTAAATTTTTCCAATGTTAATAAATAAGGTTCGTGTTCGAGCTTTATATCTGTACCCCACTTGCTAAAAATCTGCTTGAGAATCTTCCTCCTCTCCCCTTGAGGGAAGCTCAAGAGAGCAAGGTCGAAGTATACATATGACTTGGGATCTTGTGGTATGCCCAGAGATATGCATATCTTGTTCACTCTTTTGTGCATAGTGTCGAGGGCTAGATATGTGTCTGCCCTCTTTAAATACTTCTGACTACGAAAAGATTTTGCCATTGTTTCTTGTGTCTGTTCTCTCTATAGATGACTTTATATTCTTCCAATCGACTAGGTCTTCTTCCTCGAATATCATCCTCCCGTGAAACAAGGACATCATCCTTTTGACCTTCAATGGATCAAATTCTGGTCGGAATATCTTTAGTGCGTTCCTCGGATTTATGTCCTTCTCGGCAAAATAGGTGAGCCAATTTGCTCTATACTTGTGCTTCGATTTCATGCTTTAGGCGTTCAATTTTCTCTCTCATTTCCTCTACCTCATCGCAATATTCCAATATAGAATTGATGACCTTGATGACCTTCTCTCGGTCTCTGATAGGCTTCTTTCTGCCCACAATGTCGCTCATCCAACGCTGCCCATTACCACACATATGGTTGATATAAGCCATGTTTAACACATCTGCATGAGAACGGCACGTCTTAATAAAGGACATCAGTAAGGAATCCCCAACAACCTTTTTCTGTAGCTTATTATCTTGATTGGTGTTCAAACTATTATTATGTTAAAAAATGTGTGCGAGAAGTTTTTACAAACCAAAAGTAATATAAAACGTAGCAAAATCAAAACTTTGCACTGTCTGACCTGCTGCAAGAAGTGAT